GAAGCAGGAACAGGAGGAAATGTAAATTGGTATAGTGGTTCAATTGAAATGACTAATTACCAACAAGATTACGATTTAGGAGCTTGGGCAATAGAAAACAACATAACAGGAGGAATAGAAATAAAAAGAATATTCTGGCAACCAATTCCAGCAGTTAATCAAGTATATAACTTGAATATGTTCTCAGGATTAGGAGGAGTACCTGCAGTTGGAACTTATGGATTGTTTGGATCAACCGGATTTTTAATGTACCCAACAAGTTTATTAGTACAAACAACTCAAGCAGTTGAAATGCAAAACCAAATTTCACTACCTGATTTTACATTTGAATTAATAAATAATAAATTAAGAATATTTCCTATTCCAACTCAAGATGGAGATAGAATATGGTTTCAATATCTTAGTATAGAAGAAAGATTAAATAGTGTTATTGGAAATGCACCTGGAGCAGTAACTAATGCCTCAAATGCTAACTTTACAAATCCAAAATATACACAAATTAATTCAATTGGTAGACAATGGATATTTGAATATACATTAGCATTATGTAAAGAAATGTTAGGATATGTTCGTGGAAAATACACTCAAGTACCTATTCCTGGTAAAGAAATTACTTTAAATCAATCAGACTTAATTACAGCTGCAACAGCAGAAAAAACATTATTGATTGATAGGTTAAGAGTGTATTTTGATGAAACTTCAAATCAAAAATTATTAGAAAGAAAACAAGCAGAATCAGTAGCTCGTCAAAGTGAATTAGGACAATCACCAATGACAATTTTTATAGGATAATATGGCAATTTTTGGATCAAGTAGAGACGCATCATTCCTAAGAGGAATGAGTAGAGAGGTAATGGGAAACGTTATCTCACAACAATGTGCTTTTTACAAATACAAACTATCAGAAACTGTTATAAACATGTATGGAGAATCTTCAGGAGGTAAATTTTTTGGAGGTCCTATTTTGTTTAATGCTTTAATAACTATTGGAGATAATGTGAGTCCAACAAGTGAATTAGGTGTAAACTTTGATTGGCCTATGTCATTTTCATTTTTAAGAGATGATTTAGTAGATGCAAACGTGCATCCTGAAGTAGGAGACGTTATATTATATCAAGAAAGTTATTGGGAAGTAGATAATACAATTATAGGACAATTCTGGGGAGGTAAAGATCCTGATTATCCAATGGAACCAAATCCATTAAATCCTGGATTAGCAGAGTTTGGATATAATGTTTCTGTGATATGTGAATGTCATTACGTGCCAGCTGATAGGTTAAATATTATTAGAACAAGATTATTATAATGGCTAAAAATAGTAGAACACCCATTCCAAAAACTCAAAGAGAACTTAGTATTGAACAACACACTGCTTATAGTTCTGAGGTAGGAAATCCTAATACGTCAAATGATCTTAATAGAGGAAATCAAATTTCTTTTAATGGAGATTCTACTAAACCGTTTTCAATAGGAATTCAAGATATTGATGAGGCAGTTTTTTACTATTTTAAAAATGTAATTAAACCATTTGTTTTACAAAATGGAGAAAGAATAGAAGTACCTATTATTTATGGTTCACCTGAAAAGTGGGCTTCATTTCAAAAGTCAGGATACTTTAGAGATTCTCAAGGTAGAATTATGATGCCAATCATCATGTTCAAAAGAGACAATGTAGAAAAAGTAAGATCAATTGCAAATAAATTAGATGCAAACAATCCACACAACATATCAATAGTTAAAAAATCATATTCGTCTAAAAATGCATATGACAATTTTAGTGTATTAAATAATGTTAGACCACAAAAAGTAAATTATGCAGTTGTAGTCCCAGATTACATTACTGTAACTTATAGTTGTGCTATCAATACTTATTACATGGATCAGCTAAATAAAATCGTTGAAGCAATTGAATACGCTTCAGATTCATATTGGGGTGATCCAGCACGTTTTCAGTTTAGAGCGATGATTGATTCGTTTGCTATTAAAGCAGAACTTGCAGATAAAGAGGAAAGAACAGTAAGTAGTACTTTTAATATTAAAATGAATGGATACATAATCCCAGACGTAATACAAAAAGATATGACTGCATTAAAGAAAATTCCTGATGTAGTTAAAGTAGTAGTAAGTGAGCAAGTAGTAAACAATATAAATAATACAAACAATAATCAATAAAATCTATGACAACAAAAGTTTTGACACAAGAAGAATTACAATTATTAAAATCAATTCAAGAAAAACGCCTTCAATTAACTGAACAATTTGGTATTATTGAATTAAGATTTCAAGAACTTGAATTACAAAAAGAATTTCTTAAAGAAGAATTAAAAAAGTTACGAAAAGAAGAAACTAACATCGGCGAAACTTTACAACAAAAATATGGTGATGGAACAATCAACCTTGAAAAAGGAGAATTTATAGGCGTCTAATATTTTTAATGTGTTTTGCTATATTTATAATAAAATTAAATAAACAAACACAATGGCAGAAACTTTAATATCACCCGGCGTCTTAGCAAGAGAGAACGATTCATCTTTTGTATCTAAAAGACCGGTTACAGTAGGAGCAGCAATTATAGGCCCAACAGTAAAAGGCCCAGTAGAAGTTCCAACAGTAGTAACTACGTATAATGAATATGTTAACAAATTTGGTACCACTTTTGTAAGTGGAAGCACAAATGATAGCCAAACATATACATTTCTTACTTCAATTGCTGCATATAATTACTTCATTAATGGAGGTCAATCCTTATTAGTGGCAAGAGTAGTATCTGGATCTTATACAGCGGCTACTAGTTCAGCTGCAACAAATTACTTTACTTCATCTTCTTTTACATTACAAACGCTTTCTGAAGGTGCTTTAATGAATAGTAGTTGTACCGAAGTTAGTGGTGCATTATTAGCAAGTGGATCTAAAGACAACGTAAGATGGCAAATTGTAAATTCAAATACTTCATCAGGAACATTTGATTTATTAATTAGAAGAGGTGATGACAATTTATTACAACCTGTTATTTTAGAAACATGGACTGGATTAAATTTAGATCCTAATTCAAATAACTACATTTCTCGTGTAATTGGAGATACAGTTGAAAATTATGTAGCAGGAAACAATTATGATATTAATCAAATTGAATATTCTGGTTCATATGCTAATAGATCAAATTATGTAACTGTAAAACAAGTAATTTATACAACTCCAAATTTCTTAGATAATAATGGAGTAGCAAAATCACAGTTTACAGGTTCTATTCCTACGAATGCAAGTGGTGCTTTTGGTGGTGCAGTTGGTATTATTAAAGGTGGAGCTAATTTTTATGATAAAATTGACGAATCTACAAATTCACAAGGATTAGTAGCAGATAATTATGACAACATGATTAATTTGTTAGCTAATACTGATGACTATAAATTTAATGTATTATTAACACCTGGTTTATATGATCAAGGAAATTTCGCAGGTAAAGTAAGTACTATTATTGCAAATACTCAAAATAGAGGAGACAATATTTATGTATTAGACCCAGTAGGATATAGTGTTAGTACTATATCAAGTGTAGTATCTGCAGCCGCAACAAGAAATACTTCATATGCAGCAGAATATTGGCCTTGGTGTCAAGTTGTTGAACCTAGTACAGGTGATAACGTATGGGTTCCAGCTTCAACAGTAATAGCAGGTGTTTACGCTTACAACGATACAGTAGCAGAACCTTGGTTCGCACCAGCAGGTATTAATCGTGGTGGTTTATCTACAGTGATTAGAGCTAAATTAAAATTATCTCAAACTCAACGTGATACTTTATACACAGGAAAATTAAATCCAATCGCTACATTCCCTGGAACAGGTGTTGTAGTATATGGTCAGAAAACATTACAAACAGCAGCATCAGCTCTTGATCGTGTAAATGTTAGAAGATTATTAATTGCTTTAAAATCATATATTTCTCAAGTAGCAAATAATTTAGTATTTGAACAAAATACAATTGCTACAAGAAATCAATTCTTATCACAAGTGAACCCATATTTAACAAGTGTTCAACAAAGACAAGGATTATATGCATTTAAAGTAGTAATGGATGATACAAACAATACTCCAGATGTAATTGATCGTAATGAATTAAGAGGTCAAATTTACTTACAGCCTACTAAAACAGCTGAATTTATTTACTTAGATTTCAACGTTACACCAACTGGAGCTAGCTTCCCAGCATAATAAAAAATAAATATCTTCCCTCTGAAAAATGAGGGGAGATTTTAAAAACACACATATTTATAATAAAATAAAACAAAAATAAAATGGCAATATTAGACCCAAACGAAATATTTTTCACAGCATTTGAACCGAAAGTAAAAAATCGATTCATTATGTATGTTGATGGTATTCCTTCATACACAATTAAGAAAATTGGTGCTGTAGGAGTAACAATGGACGAAATTAAATTAAATCACATTAATGTTTACCGTAAAATTAAAGGTAAAGCACAGTGGGATGATATCGAAATGACTTTATTTGATCCTATCACACCATCAGGTGCTCAAGCTGTAATGGAATGGGTACGTTTACATCATGAATCAGTTACTGGTCGTGATGGTTACTCAGATTTTTATAAGAAAGATGTAACTATTAACGTATTAGGCCCTGTAGGTGATATCGTATCAGAATGGATTATTAAAGGTGCGTTTATTAAATCTGCTAAATTTGGTGATTACAGTTGGGATGATGAAAATGCAGCTCAAGAATTATCAGTAAATTTAGGAATGGATTATTGTATCTTGAATTTCTAAAATTAATAAAAAACAATTTAAAAGAACTCACCTTAAACTTGGTGAGTTCCTTTTTTGTTCGTATATGTATATCAAAACAAGTTACATTAAATAAAAGCTATGGAAAAAAACATCCCAACAGAAATTATCGATTTACCTTCAAAAGGCTTATTGTACTCACCAGAAAATCCATTATCAAGTGGTCAAATTGAAATGTGTTACATGACCGCAAAACATGAAGATATTTTAACTAATCAATCCTATATTCAAAAAGGAACAGTATTAGATAAATTATTACAAGCATTGATAGTATCTAAAATTAATTACAACGATTTAGTTACGGGTGATAAAAATGCTATTATGGTAGCTGCTCGTATTTTAGGTTATGGTAAAGATTATACATTTAATTATGATGGTAACGAATATACAGTTGACTTAACAACAATTGATAATAAACCATTTGAACATGCTAATAAAGGTGTTAATGAATTCAATTATACTTTACCGTCTACCAACACAAACATCACTTATAAAATCCTAACTCATGGTGATGAACAAAAGATACAAGCCGAATTAGACGGCCTTAAAAAAATTAATGCTAATTCGTCTCCAGAACTTTCCACACGTTTAAAATACCTTATTACATCAGTAAATGAAGATCGAGAAACAAAAACAATTCGAGAATTCGTTGACAATCATTTGCTAGCTCGAGATTCGAGAGAATTAAGAAAGCACGTTAAAGAAAACCAACCAGATGTTGATTTAACTTTTTTTCCCACCAGTGATTCAAATAGAGTCGATATACCAGTTGGGATTAAGTTTTTTTGGCCTGACTTCTAGTACCGCAGCACAATCTCGCGCTAATTTATTTTCCCAAATTCATGAAATTTGTTTTCATGGTAAGGGTGGATATGATTGGAATACAATCTATGAAATGCCTCGTTGGCTTCGTTTATTTACTTTTAATAAGATTAAAGAATTTTATGATAAAGAAAATGAAGCAACAGAAAATGCTTCCTCAAAAGGTGGTGGAAATAAATCCACATTAATAGATCCTTCAGGTAATGTAAATCGTGAAAATTGGAAAGGTGTACCTCAAAAGGTTACACCTGGTCCAAAACCTAAAACTTCCTACAAATAGTTAATATTTATAGTAAATAAATACCTTACATAATGGCTACCCCTCAGGATGAAATAAATGCTTTAAAAGCAAAAATTGAACAACAGCTTAAATCTAATGCACTTTCTGCTCAGCAAGTAGCAAACCAAACAGCATCATATAATGCTATATCAGGATCAGTTAATGAATTAGAAAGATATAGAACTCTTTTTAAAGATATTAGTGTTATTATTGATGATGTTGCCGATAGTTTAGATTTTATGACTAAATCATTTATGGCAGATGTAGCTCATTTAACTAAGGGTAAATCTCTTTTAAATGATCATAAATCAGCTATGAGTAAATTAGCTAATATAGCTAAAGAAACATTAGATGTAAGATTAGGAGAACAAGCTATTGATGAAAAGAGATTTAAAAAACTTCAAGAACAAGCTAGAAAACAAATAGATATTTTAAAATCTGTTAGAGATCAATATATAACAGAAGGAAAAAATACAAGTGAAATACAAGCTCAAATTGATACTACTGAAAATTTATATAAAGGTTTTTCAAAAGTAGAAGAAATTAATAAAAAACTCAATAAACAATTAGGAGCTGCTCCAAAATTAGTAGCAGGTATAGATAAAGCATTTCAAAAACTGGGCCTCCCAGATTTGGGCTTTAGTACAGCTTTAGATGAAACAAAACAATTAGGTCAAGAGGCTGCGGCACAAGGAGATGAGGCTTTTAAGAAATTTTCCCCAATGAAAACCCTTACCGGAAAAATATGGGATAATTTTAAAGGAATGTTTACTACTGCCAATATTTTACAAGCAAGTATTGGACTTTTTATTGAAGCTCTTATTACTGGAGATAAAGCCACTGGTGATTTAGCTAAAACATTTAATATAACATATGATTCTGCGACTAACATAAGAGAAGAACTTATAGAAATAGGCAACATCTCAGGTAATGTAGCTTTAAATGCTAGAGCATTACAAGAATCAATGGTTGCTATAGGTGTAGCTTTAGGTTCAAATGCTAAATTAAATAAAGAAGATTTAATAACATTTACTGAATTAAGAGAAATGGCCGGGTACACTAATGAAGAATTAGTAGGTATTCAAAAACTAACATTAGCAACCGGAGGTAATTTAAAAGATAATGTAAAACAGTTTTTAGGAACAGTATCTGCTTTAAATGCTCAAAATAAATTAACTGTAAATGAAAAACAATTATTAAAAGAAGTATCAAACACGTCAGCAGCTATTAAATTGTCAGTTGGTGGAACAACTAAAGGCCTAGCAGAAGCGGCATTTCAAGCAAAACAATTTGGTATTAATTTACAACAAGCTGATCAAATAGCTGAAAAATTATTAGACTTTGAATCTTCAATTACAAATGAATTATCAGCAGAATTAATTACTGGTAAAAATTTAAATTTAGAAAAAGCAAGATTATTAGCACTAAATAATGATATAGCAGGTGCATCTGCAGAAATATTAAAACAAGTAGGAGGTACAGCTGAATTTACTAAAATGAATCGTATTCAACAAGAAGCTTTAGCAAAAGCAGTTAATATGAGTAGAGAAGATTTAGCAGCTTCATTAGTTGAAAGAGAAGCTTTATCAGCAATAGGAGTAAAAGATGCAGCCGCAGCAAAAGTAAAATTTGATTTATTAGTTAAAGAAAAAGGATATGCAGCTGCAGTAGCAGAATTAGGAGATGAACAGTATGCTAATCAATTAAAACAACAATCTATTCAAGAACGTTTTAATCAATCTGTTGAAAAACTAAAAGAAATATTTATTTCAATAGCTGAACCCGTACTAAAAATAATATCTCCAATAGTAGATATTCTAATACCTGCTATAAGCACAATACCTCTTCTTCTTCAACCGGTTTTTGATATATTTAATGGAATTAGTGGTATATTAACTGGTGGGTGGGATAAACTAAATGGCTGGACTAAAACTATGGGAGTTATAGGACTAGCAGCTGCCGGAATTCTTATAACTACTAAAGCTATATCATTTTGGACAGGAAGAAAACTTTTCTTTGATGGTCTTATATATGAATTTGGAATAGCCCAATTAGCATTAGAAGGAGCAAAAAAACAAGGTATTTTTGGAACTATTGGAGCCATGGTTGTAGCATTAGGAGTACAGATGGGGATATTAAGTGCATCTATGGCTACCAACGCCGCCGTAACTTTTGGTATTGGAGTAGCGGTAGCGGTAGCAGCAGCATTAGCAGGTATAGCAGCTATAAGATCCGTAGCTACAAAACCAGCACAAGTATCTGATGGTGAAATTAATTCTAGTGGAGGATTAGTAGTATCTAAATTTGAAAAAGGACAACTACAACCTGTAGCTCAAGGTATTAAAGAAGATAATGTTATATTTACTACAAATAAAGTTAAACAAGGTAAAGATATGGCATTTAGTGGTAATAAAGGCTCAATTAATTTTGACATGAGTGAAACAAATTCACTTTTAGGAAAACTAATAAACAAAGAAAGCTCAGTATATATGGGTACTACAAAAGTTGGTAACGCAATGACTATTGGTTCATATAAAATCCAGTAATTAATAATATTTATAATAAAAAACATAAAACCATGGGACTTTTAGATAAATTAACAACAGCAGGATCACCATATTCATATGGTAGTGGTACAACTCCAACCGTAAATCCAGGAGCAACACAACAATCAAAACTACATACTGATGGTAACCAACCAGGATATTCAATTAATGGATCTGGTTTTTCAACAGTAAATGCTGCATTTCAAGCGTATAACGATGGTGTAAACAATATTTTACCTCAACCATCACAACTAGACTTAAGTGGAGTTACACCAGTACAATACACAGATAACCTACCAGGGTAATGGCTCTTATAAATTTATTAACAGATTTAAGTAGTTTCTACCATGACAACCCATTTCATCAAAAATATAAGGGCTCTTCAAATTCCTCTACTCCTCCAAATGCTGTAGCTAAAGGTAATTTTGATCAAAAATCTCTTAAGTTTGGTCATGATAGAATTGGTGGGGGTTCTTCAAATCAACCCTACATCAAATCCCCTATCCCTGACAAAATAGGAGAATATGGCTTTTTAAACACCGACTTTATATTAAGGGGTGGGAGTAAAGCTATCACTAATTCTCTTACAGATGTTGGAAGATTAACAAAATATTTTACAGATGTAAGAAATCCAAGTGGGCTTTTATTTGTTGCCAAACAGAATTTGCTTTCTAGAATGGCAGTTCGTACTCAAGCTAGTGGATTTTTATTAAATGAAGGAGTATATACTCCTTTAAGTACATTAATTGAGGCAGGAGGTGTGGCATTTGGTTTACATGTTAATAAACAAGGTATAAATCCATTTGGTGGAATTGGAGGAATAAATACATATTCTGAAGCAACTGAACAATCAAAATCAGAAGTTGGTTGGGAAATAAATGATAGATTAACAGTATTATATAATTTTAAAATAGTTAATGAAGACCCAGTATATAATCTTAAAGGAATAAAAGTTAATTCTGGAGGAGTAAATGTATTAAGCTACTCTGGTGGGCCGGGTTCTTTTTTAGGTATTGGTAAAACAAATATCAAATTTGCAGGATCAAGTGCTAGTGAAAGAACAGGCTTAAATAACCCAAACCTAAAAGGTTCAAGTTTTTTTAATGGACAATCTACTAAATACGGAACATTAAACCAAGATTACTCAGTTTTTAAAAAACCTACATATACAAATATTAATGGTACTTATTTATTAGGAGTTAGTAGAATTCAAGGTATAGAAATATCAAAAAATGGATTCAATGTTGATGGTCAAGTAGTTGGTGAATTTCGTCAAGTAGGACAACTAAATACTGTAGATAAAAATGTATCTGGCTCTACTATAAATTCTTACAACTCAGTATATACACAACAACAGTTAAATAGTATACCTAAATCTAAATCAGATATAGGTGAGTCATCATATATAGGAGGGATAAATAGTGAGAATAATGTAACAACCCCCGGTGATTTTAGAAGCTTACTAAGAAAAAATCTAAGCGACATCCAGAAAGTTTACCAAAAAGGAGTAGGAAATTTAACAAATGCACCTAATTATACTAAAGAAAATATTGAAACAAGACTATTTTTAGGAGACCCAGGAAATAGAAATGGAAAAAATTTAACTTCATATACTACAGGATCAGGAGGCTCATATTTTGGAGCAGCATCACCAGAATCATATGATATGGTAACTGCATCTGAAATAAATGATGATTTTCAAAATGATTTAGTAAAATTTAGAATAGAGGTTATTGATAACGATACTCCATCTAACACTACTAAACTACAATTTAGAGCATTTTTAAATACAATATCAGATCAATATTCCGCTGATTGGAATCCAACAAAATATTTAGGAAGAGGTGAAAATTTCTACACTTACGGTGGATTTGACAGAAAAGTTTCATTATCTTGGACTGTAGCTGCTCAATCGAAAAAAGAACTTATTCCAATGTATAAAAAATTAAATTACTTAGCATCAGTTTGTGCTCCAGATTATAGTGAACAGGGATATATGAGAGGAAATTTAGTTAAATTAACTATTGGAGGATATTTTTATGAACAGTATGGTATTATAACTGGATTAAGTTATGAAATGAATGATGATAGTGCTACTTGGGAAATAGGAATTAATGATAGTTTTGATAACTTTAATAGTGACCCGTCAGTAAAAGAACTACCACATTTAATTAAGGTATCTTCATTTAACTTTATTCCAATTCATGATTTTGTACCAAGAAAAGTTCGAGCTTTAACAAATACAACTGAAAGATTTATAGCGTTAGAAGCAAATGGACAAAATAATTACTAATGAACAGATATCAGCCCATAACAATTATTAAATCGGATAATAAACCGATATATCAAACTACTCGATACCCAGAAGTACCGTTGTCTGATGAGGATACTTACGTTTATACGTCGCAAGGAGATAGATTTGATGTATTAGCAAATCAATATTATGGTGATCAATCGTTATGGTGGATTATATCTATTGCTAATACAGCTATAGCAGGAACATCTTTGCCATCAGATTTAACTCAAGATTCATTAGTTATACCTGAAGGAATACAAATACGAATACCAGCAAATTATGTTGAGGTATTAAATAGTTTTAAACAATTAAATAGTTTTTAAAAAATGAATATATTAGGTGAAGGATTCCCAGACGCTATTATAGATCAAGTACACCAACGCCAAAAAAGATATGGGGCTGGATATACTGGTACTCAAAGATCAGCTGAAGAATTAGTATACTTAAATGCTAATACATCTTGGTGTAAATTAGTATCCTCAGTAGACATTGAAGATATAAAAAATATTGTAAATCAATCTTTATCTGGTCTTCCTAATATGGTTGGTAGTAGTTTAGCCGAAAAATTTGTTTTGTTTAATGGAGTAAATGATGATGGTTCTGGTGATAATCAAAGATCAGGAGTGGCTAGCTCAAATACTATTTTAGGTTACAACAATGCTTATGGTATTGGAGGAAATGATTTTGGTATTCGTCCTATGATGGGTATCCAATCAGCTAATATCAAACACGAAAACAGAGGTTCAATAAGAAGAGCAACAGTAAAAATAAAAGCATTTAACAAAGTTCAATTTGATATTATAGATGTTTTATATTTAAGATTAGGATTTAGTATATTATTAGAATGGGGACATTCAATGTATTATGACAATAAAGGTGTATTACAAACCAATCCACAAAATAGTCTATCATCTGAATTTTTAACAGGGAAAGGACAAGGTATTTTTACCCCAACCCCAGGATCAAATAACCTAAAATCAGGAACAACAACATATTTACCTTTAACTTATGAAGATTTTCTTAAAAAAATAGCAAGTCAAAAAATAAAATCTAACGGTAACTATGATGCTATGTTTGCTAAAGTTACTAATTACCATTGGTCATTTTTACCTGATGGAAGTTACGATATAACTTTAGATTTAGTTAGTATTGGAGACGTAGTTGAATCTTTTAAAATAAATGCATTAGTAGATGGTTTAATACTTAATACAACCACTACTGGATTATTAGATCCAAATGCACGTGATGATGAAGTTATAGATTATTATGCTAGTAAAAATAGTATTGGTACATTTTTCTCTAACACTCTACTTAATGGAACTAGAACACAAATAGGAGGTAATGGTTTATCAATTCCTTCCGCCATAACAATTACATCAAATGAAATTAGTACTGGAAAAATAGATGCATTAGTCATAACTTATAATTCATCTATTAATTTTAAATTATATGTAAGACTAGGAACGTTACTTCAATTTTTCCAACAAAAATTAATGTATCAAATTATAGTTGGTTCTATTTCTTCTCCGATGTTAAAATTTGATTATGATGAACAAAGTAATATAATGTATGTTAATGATATACAAGTTAGTGTTGACCCAAATGTTTGTGTAATTAATAGAACAATAAATATAAGTGGAACTGATTATTCTTTTGCACCCGATGCTGAACCATTTGAAGGAACATTATTAGGTCCAAGTTATGGACAAATAATGAATATATATGTTAATATGAAGTGGATATTACTTAAAATGGATGAATTAAAAGATGCTAGTAGTAATAAAGTAGTTCTTATTGATTTATTAAATAATATATTATCTGCAATAAATAGCTCATTAGGAGGAGTAAATGCTCTAGAAGCAACTATAGATGACACTACTAATACTGTTATAATTAGGGATATGAATCCTCTTCCTAATACTAAATCTGTAATTGAGAAATTAAATGGAATAGGAAAATCAATTCCTGACAAATATGCTTATTTTGATTTATATGGTTATAGTAAAGATGAACACCCCGCAAACCCATCAATATATAAAGATAATTCAGACCCTCCTAAAAATTTAGGTCACGCTTCATTTATAAAAGATTTTAATTTTACAACAGAAATATCCCCTGAATTATCAACTATGTTAACTATAGGTGCAACTGCTAATAGTACAGTAGTAGGAGAAAATTCAACTGCATTCTCAAAATTTAATATTGGTTTAAAAGATAGATTTAAAGAAGAAATAGGATACTTACCTCCACCTATTGGAGGGTTCAACATTGTTACAGCAATAACTTATATCGACCCAGCAACCATAGCAAAGTTTAGTGCTGGACAACAACAACAATCTTTAATTGATGATTTAGCATTAAAATATGTTCAAAGCAAAAAAGTATTTGATGATTATTTAATAAATCTATCTAAGAGAATATATAATGGAGATGCTGAGACTTATAAAGATGCAATGACTAGCTATCTTAATTATTTAAATCAATTAAAACAAGCTATAGCTGTTAAATTAGCTATTCAACGTAACAAACCATTAAGTAGTATATTACCATCATTTGCACCAGGAACTGGATTCATTCCATTCAATATGTCTTTAACAATGGATGGTTTGTCAGGAATGAAAATATATAGTAAATTTTTTGTCGATACAAGATATTTACCTACTAACTACCCAGACAATGCTGAGTTTTTAATAAAAAATATTGAACATAAAATAGAAAACAATAAATGGTTTACTACTATAGAATCAATTGTTATATCTAAAGGAGATATAGATCCAAACCAACTTACCCAAGTAGTAAATATTGGAGGGTCAGGTGGTGCTAGTGGAGGGGGAGCGTTCCCAGGAGTTCCTCCAGGATTTACAACACCTACTATACCTTCAACAGTTGGTATTAATCCCGAAGATGTAATAATTTTCACAAATAACTCAGGAAATAGGCAACATTATAATTCATCAGATGTAGAATTTAGAAATAGATTTTTAAAATTAGCTTTAGCTTACAAAACTAGTACTGGTAGAAAAGTTACATTAAATAGTGCTGTTCGTACACAAGCAGAACAAACAGCTATTTGGACTACATGGGTAAATGGGGGTGGGAATTATCCTGGACGTCCAGGGTATGATCCTACTAAACCTACAGTAACAACAGTAGCTGGTATATACATTCCTTTACAAACAGTAGGTCGAGGTCATGGTACTGGAACAGCAGTAGATGTAGAAGATGTAAATACATTAAAACTCCTCCCAGAATTTACAGCTTTAGGATTCAATACTGTAACCGGTGACCCTCCACATATTGAAATTATATCATTAGGTATTGGAAAATTTGTAATAACCGTACTTAGTGCTGACACTACTACTACTCCATGGACTTAAATTTATAATTATGTATTATCCTTTATCTCAAATAACACCTAACCTAAACACCAATGGAGGAGAATTTGTTTACGCAAGTACCAAACAAAATTATAGAGGAGATTATTTTAAAACTTCTAAAGGAGAATATTTTACTGGAAAAACACCTCAAGATGGACCAAATGAATTATTAATATTAGCACCATTAGAAAATCAAGTTACCTCTCAAAACGATAATATTTCTTTTGTTAATATTGGAGATTTTGAAGTTAATAATTATGTTATTGTTTCTAAACAATCTACAATAGCACCTTCATCCCCAACCTACTCTCCAAATATCCCTACTCAACAAGATTATCAAATAGGAGAATATAGAAGGTATTTTTGTAAAAAAACAAACGAACTTATATATTTAGAAATAAATAAAGATACGTATGATAAATTAGTAGGACAAGATTCTACAATACTATATCAACTATATCAACCATTTAATTTGTCTTGGCAATTAACAGGAGACATAGAGCAAGTATATAGAATAAATAAAAATATAACTGAATTAGCAATCAAAAATCAAAAACTACTAATGCTTTCAGAATACTTAAAAATGGATTTTACTAAATATTATCAATAAAGACATACGGATTAGGACCGTTATAGCTGCGGCTATGAAAGCACCCGACGACTCGCTATCTAGGGTGCTTTTACTTTCCTTAAATTAGGCTACTAAAAATATATTTAGTATATTTAATCAAAAATAAAGGTTATGTTTTATATTGTCGAAACCGACGAACAATTAAATGAATTATTTGACAAAGACTATGATAAAGTTTTTGTTGAACCTATTTATTATAATGACAACATACATCCATCACTAAATCATATATCTTTACTGTATATAAAGCCATTAAACAACGATAAAGGCTATATGGTGTGTATTCATCATACTGAGGCATTAGAGCTGAATAAAACGCCTATAAACCGTTTATTGGCGTCATTTACTGAAGTATATGTACGTGATAGAAAGTCATTTATATATCGTTTTCCATTAAAAAATATTATAGATATTTCATTTGGTGCTCCTGAATATGCTGAATTAACAACCCAAACACATGATTTTTTCTATCAAAAACATGGTGATGTTGAAGATATAAATACCATTATCCCATTGGTTAAACATTATGAAAGGTGTGAATTGGTATTTAATAAGGTAAAAGAGTATTGTGTTAAATTTGACAATACAAAGTTTCATAATAAATTAACAAGTGTATTTTTTGCAATTGAAAGAAACGGAATTAAAATAAATAAAGATGTATTTAATGAATTTTTTAAACCAAACACTGAGTTATACTCTATTCAAGATAGTAAAGTATATACCCAATATAACTTATATACTACAACCGGAAGGCCTTCCAATAGCTTTAACGGCATCAATTTTGCAGCATTGAAAAAAGAGGATGGATGTAGAGAAGCATTTATACCAGAAAATGATTGCTTTATTGAAATAGATATAAGTGCTTACCACCCAACATTAGCAGCACATTTAGTAAAATATGATTTTGGAGATGAAACACCATATCAATACTTTGCTAAAGAAGCTGAAATTGAAGTAGATGAAGCAAAAATACTAATGTTTAGACAGTTATATGGAGGAATATATAAAGAATATCAACATATAGAATACTTTCAACTAATTCAAAAACATACAGATAAGTTATGGAAGGACTTTAAAACGAATGGTTTTATCGAATGCCCAATTTCAGGACATAAATTTAAAAACAACATAAAAGATATCAATCCTCAAAAACTATTTAACTATACATTACAAAATTTAGAAACATCAACAAATGTACTGATATTGTGGGATATCATGATGTTATTAAAAGGTAAAAAAACAAAAATAGTATTATACATATACGATTCAATATTACTTGATTACGCAGAAAATGATAGTATATTAGAAGAAATACAACAAATATTTACAAAATATAATTTAAAAACAAAAACCACTAAGGGCCATAATTATGGTAATATGAAATAATATATGGAACAAATCGCGTTTGACACCTCAGTTGATATTTATAATCAGTACGACTTTACAACTGATGGTGACTTTATGAATAACAGACTATATGCTACATTTACACAGCATGACTCTTTAGATGAATTAATTTTTAGTTTATCAACTACATATACAATAATGTATAAAAAAATGTTTGTGCTTTTTGTTAAGAGTACAAATGAATATGTAGTTACATACAATGTAGAGCAAGGCAATGTCAGTACAATTCCAGCTAATACAATATTAGTACACCGCAAAAAAGAATCAAATACTCTATATACAATTAATGCACTTAACGATTTAATTAAGAAATTAAATGGTGGTGTAGTTGATCCATCTTACCGAATAGATTGGCAACATTATAAAAATTGTGTTCTTTTAACTCAACAAGGAGAAATCAAACAACTTAATACAAAGATATTTAAAATAGTAGATCTTTAACATATTTATAACATATAAACTAATACAACACTACAAATAAAAAGGCATTCGAGAGCTTTAATAGCTAAATTTGGCCTACGAAAAAACAAGTAGTATATTTAAATAGTAACCAATAAAATAAAATAGAAGATGGATTTAAAATCAATCAAAAACAAACTGAGTGCCTTACAGACATCCGGGCAGAAAAAAGAAAAAGTAGATTATTCAAAATATCTATGGAAACCAAAACAAGAAGGTAAGTATCAAATTAGAATTGTACCATCTAAATTAAACAAAAACAATCCATTTAGGGAAATATTTGTTCATTATGGTATGACTAAATTCCCAACATACGCCTTAACCAATTGGGGTGAAAAGGATCCAATTGTAGAATTCGTAAAACAATTACGTACAACCAGTGATAAAGAAAACTGGAAATTATCTAAAAAATTAGAACCAAAAATGCGTATTTTTGCTCCTGTAATCGTTAGAGGTGAGGAAGACAAAGGTGTTCGTTTATGGGAATTTGGTAAAGAAATTTACGTGCAATTATTAGGTATCGCTGATGATGAAGATTATGGTGACTACACTGATATGAATGAAGGTCGTGATTTTACTGTTGAAGCAGTAATGGGTGATGTTGGTGGTCGTCAAGGCTTAAAGTCATCAATTCGTATTAAACCAAAAACATCTCCATTAAGTACTAGCAAAAATGATATTGAGTTATGGTTAGAAGAACAACCAGATATTCTTGAGATTCAAAATACCTACAAGATGACTTTTGATAAAATGAAAGAAATGCTTCAAAACTTTTTAAACCCAGAAGATGCTTCTGATGAAATAGATGAAGTTGAAGAAGAAACAACTGTTACTGCTGCTGGAGAAGATTTACCGTGGAAAGATGATAAAGAAATTGAAAAATCTAAACCAACTAAAAACTATGAGTTAAAAGCACCAGCTGGTAAAGTATCAAAAGCAGACAAATTCGACTCTTTATTTGAAGAAGACGAAGACTAAAATTTAAAATAATTTAAAATGGCTAAAACAAACGACAAAGATTCGTTAATGGAAGCAGTCTCTAAAGAACTTAAATCTAAATTTGATTTAAATAAATTTAAAGAGAAGAAATCATTAGGCGGAAATGTAAAGTTCAAAGATCAAGCATGGATTCCCTTCTCAACAGCAATGCAAGAAGCACTATCTATTCCTGGAATAGCAATGGGTCATATAAATATAGTACGTGGAGGTAGCAATACTGGAAAAACTACTACATCTATAGAGGCAGCTGTATCAGCACAAAAAATGGGTGTATTACCTGTTCTTATTATTACTGAAATGAAACACAGCTGGGAACACTGGCAAAAGATGGGTTTCGAAATGAATGAAATAAAAGACAAAGATGGTGCTGTAATTGATTATGATGGATTCTTTATTTATAAAGATAGAGGTAAATTAAATTCAATTGAGGATGTAGCTGATTTTATTATTGACATTTTAGATGAACAAGCAAAAGGGAACTTACCATATGACTTATTGTTTTTATGGGATTCAGTAGGGTCAATTGCCTGTAGAATGAGTATTGAACAAGGTAAAAACAATCCAATGTGGAATGCAGGAGCAATTGCAACTCAATTTGGTAATTTTATCAATCAAAGAATCATTTTATCTAGAAAGGAAGAAAGTAAACATACAAATACATTCTTAATCATCAACAAAACAGGAGTAGCTCCAGCTGAAAATATCTTCTCACAACCGAGAATGACTAATAAAGGTGGAAATACATTCTATTATGATGCTTCATTATGTTTGACTTTTGGTAATGTTACTAATAGTGGAACATCAAAAATCAAAGCTCAAAAAGAAGGTAAAGATGTAGAGTTTGCTTTAAGAACTAAAGTAGCATGTGATAAAAATCACGTAAACGGAATCACTACTAAAAACACAGTTATCAGTACAGTACATGGTTTTATACCTGACGATCCTAAAGAGATCACTAAATATAAAAAAGAGCATTCACATGAATGGGCGGATATATTAGGAGAGGGAAATTACAAAACTGTAGAAGATAATAGTGAGTGGAATGAAAAAGTAGATGTTACGGATATTGTAGAATCTGAAGACTAAAATTATGAACAATAAAGATTTACTTAAACTTCTTGATGGAATCAAAGAAGATATAGTACCAATCCCCGAAGAAACTGGAGAAAGAACTCTAATAGTAGATGGTTTAAATCTATTCTTAAGAAACTTTGCAGTATTAAATTATATAAATGCGGAAGGTACACATATAGGAGGTTTAGGTGGATTTTTACGTTCATTAGGGTCTTTAGTTAAACAATTAAAACCTACATCAATTTATATTGTATTTGATGGAGTGGGTTCTTCTATAAACAGGAAGAATTTACTCCCTGAATACAAGTCAGGAAGAAATGTTAATAGAGTTAACAAAACTTCTTTTGATAGTGTTGAAAAAGAAAACGAATCTAAAACAGACCAAATTATACACTTAATTCATTATTTACAATGTTTACCAGTTAAAATTTTATCACAAGATGGAGTAGAAGCTGATGATATCATTGCGTTTTTAAGTAAAGAGCTTACTCAAGATAAGAAAAATAAAGTATATTTAGTATCTGCGGACAACGATTTTCTTCAATTAGTAGATGAAAATATATTAATGTATAGATCTGTAGAAAAAGAATTTGTAACGTCAAAAGATGTAAAAACAAAGTATGGAGTTCATCCTCACAACTTTCTTATTTATAAAACATTAATGGGAGATAAATCAGATAAAGTAGGTGGTGTTAAAGGTTTAGGTCAAAATAAATTTGAAAAATACTTTCCTGAAGTAATGGGTTCAGAAGAATTAACTATGGACCACATTTATGATATTTGTGCTTTAAAATTTAAAGAACATGTTATATACTGTAGAGCATTAGAAGATTTTGACAATTTAAGAAAAGCTCATAAGATTATGAATTTAAGTAATCCTATGTTGGATGAGCAAGAAAAAGAATATATATTTAATCAAATAAAGGAATCCCCATACGAATTAAACATTGAAACGTTTTTAAGATTCTATCATAAAGATGGATTAGGAAATGTTTTGAAAAATGTAGATTACTGGATACGAGATAATTGGGTATTAGTTGACAAATATAATAAAGCAAAAAATAAGTTATGACATTAAATTCACTAGAGAATTACGGAATTGGATTCCAAACCAAAGTAATATCAGCTTTACTAACTGATAAACCATTTTTACAGAATGTTAATGACATTATAACTGAAGAGTACTTTTCAAATACAGCACACAAATGGATTATTGATCAAGTAATAAAATACTACACCAAGTACCACACAAATCCAACAATGGATGTTCTTAAGGTAGAAATGAAAAGAGTTGATAATGAAGTATTACAACTCTCTATTAAAGAACAACTAAAAGAAGCATATAGATCGTCAGATGAATCTGATTTGACGTATGTTAAAGAAGAATTTACAAATTTTTGTAAAAACCAACAACTAAAAAAAGCGCTTTTAAATTCGGTTGACTTACTTAAAGCAGGTGATTATGACTCCATTAGATCATTAGTTGATAGCGCTTTACGCTCAGGTCAAGACAAAAATATTGGACATGAATATAACAAAGATGTTGAATCTCGATATATAGAAGATGATAGAAAACCTATCCCAACACCTTGGAACTTATTTAATGAATTAATGCAAGGAGGTTTAGGTCAAGGAGATTTTGGATTAATATTTGGTAACCCAGGTGGAGGCAAATCATGGTCATTAATTGCTATGGGGGGATATGCTGTACAATTAGGTTATAATGTTATTCACTATACATTAGAATTAGGTGAAGGATATATAGGAAAACGATACGATGCGTTTTTCACTGGAATTCCTGTTGATAAATTAAAAACTGAAAAATCACGAGTGGAAGAAGTAATTGCTGAATTACCAGGAAACTTAATTGTAAAAGAATTTTATATGGGTAAAGCCACTATTTCTACTATAGAATCGCATATTAAAAAATGTATTGACTTAGATTTCAAACCAGATTTAATTATTATTGATTACGTTGACTTACTTTCATCAAAGAAAAAGAATCGTGAACGTAAAGATGAAATTGATGATATTTATGTAGGCACAAAAGGCCTAGCACGAGAATTAAAATTACCAATTTGGAGCGTATCTCAAGTAAATAGAGCGGGTGCTAAAGATAATATTATTGAAGGTGATAAAGCCGCAGGATCTTATGATAAGATTATGATTGCAGATATAGCAATATCTTTATCAAGACAAAAGAAAGATAAAGTAAGTGGAACAGGTCGTTTCCATATTATGAAAAATAGATATGGAATGGATGGTATGTCATATAATGCAAAAGTAGATACATCAAATGGACATATCGAAATTTTAAATGAAATGAGTGAAGATGAAGAAGATGCGCAAATGAAATCATCTCCAAAACCAAACAGTATGGGATTAGATAACTTAGATAGAGAATATTTACAACAACAATTTTTTAATTTAAACAAAAACAATTAATAAGTTTGGAAATTCAAAAAACCATACTTATATTTATAAAAAAGAATTTATGTCATTAACAGAACCTAGGCATTTTTACAAGCCTTTTGAATACCAACAAGCCTTTGATTTCTTTAAAGATCAACACCGTAGTCACTGGCTAGCAGATGAAGTACCATTAGCATCCGATTTAAATGATTGGAAACTTAAATTAAACGAATCAGAAAAGAATTTAATAGGTAATATATTAAAGTCATTCGCTCAAACAGAGGTTCATGTAAATGATTACTGGTCAACTAAAGTATCACTTTGGTTTCCAAAACCTGAAGTACAAGCAATGGCTCGTGTATTTGCTGATTTTGAAAGTATACATGCTGAAGCATATGCTCGTTTAAATGAAGAATTAGGTTTAGATGATTTTCAAGCATTTATGGAAGATGAAGCGTCAAAAAGCAAAATTGATCGTTTAATTGAAGTACCAGGTGAAACATTAGAAGAAAAAGCAATTTCATTAGCTATATTTTCAGCATTTACTGAAGGAGTAAATTTATTCTCTTCATTTGCTATATTA